TAAATGATCTAGCAGAAAGATGTGAGATAAAAGAAATATTTGTCAGTTACCCTAGTAAAAAAACAACTCACTATAATAAATTTCATTATAGTGATTTTATTGATGATGAAATAATTAGAATCTTTCCAAATTATAGGCTTAAAAAAGTATTTAATTTGCATGAAGAAGTTAGAATTTTAAAATTAGAAAGATATGTTTCAAGTCTTTAGTCCAAGTTATAAAAGAGCAGAAATTGCTAAGACACATAAATATTTGCCTTTTATTACATATGTAGTAATGGAAAGCGAAGCAGAAGAATATAAAAAAATCCATGATAAAATCTGGGTTATACCAGACAAAGTTCAGGGAAATCTTGCAAGGGTTTGGAATTATATTTTAGATAATGCAAAAGAAAAAAATGTGATCACAGTTGATGATGACATTAAAAACTTTGGAAGATGGAATGGGAATAAGAAACAGAAATTAAATGAGGGACAGGTCTTAGATATGATTTTAGAGGGCATTCAATTAGCTGAAGATTTAGACATCAGATATTGGGGTTTAAATTGTTTAGCAGACAAGGGAGCATATAGAGAATATACTCCATTTGGAACTATATCATATATTGGAGGACCTTTCCAAGCACACAGAAATAATGATTTGAGATATGATGAAAAAATATTTTTAAAAGAAGATTATGATATGACATTACAGGTGTTAAATAAATATAGAAAAAATCTGAGATTGAATATGTACCATTATGAATGTGAACAGGCAACTATAAAAGGAGGTTGTGCAGATTATAGAAATGTTGAAATTGAAAAAAGACAGAATCTATTATTACAAAATAAATGGGGATCTAAAATTGTAACACAAGACAATAGTCAGAAAAAAAATAGCAATAAAAGAAGCTATGATTTTAATCCAATATTAAAAATACCAATCAGAGGAATATGAACAAAAGTAGACACTTAAAAAAGGAATCAATGTTAAAAGCATTAGAACAGAGTTTGGGGGTTGTAAATAATGCATGCAGGAAAGCTGATGTGCCTAGATCAACATTTTATAAATGGATGAAAGAAGATCAGGAGTTTGCAAAAGAAGTGGAGGATGTCGCTAATATAGCATTAGACTTTGCAGAAAGTCAATTATATAAACAGATTGCAGATAATTCAACTGCTGCTACAATCTTCTATTTAAAAACTAAAGGTAAAAAAAGAGGATATATTGAAAGACAAGAAATTACAGGAGCAGATGGAATGCCTACTAACTTTCAAATTAAGATAATTGGATCTAAAGGAGATAGAGACTAATATAGTATATGATCACTTATTACTTTCTAAAAATAAAATCATAGTTGAACAGGGAGGGACTAGGTCTGGAAAGACTTATAATATTCTCCTGTTTATCATTTTTGAGTACTGTACTCATAACAAAGGAAAGATCATAACAATATGTAGGAAAACCTTTCCAAGTCTTAGAGCAACTGTTCTTAGAGACTTTCTGCATATCCTGAGGCATCATGAAATGTACAGGGAGGAATATCACAATAAATCTAATTCAGAATATAATCTATTTGGAAATTTAATTGAGTTCACATCTTTAGATCAATCTCAAAAGATTAGAGGGCGAAAGAGAGATCTGCTTTTTATTAATGAAGCTAACGAGTTATTCTGGGAGGATTGGCAGCAGTTAATATTCAGAACTCAGGAAAGAATAATAATTGATTTTAATCCATCAGATGAATACCATTGGATATATGATAAAGTAATCACAAGAGAAGATTGCGAATTTCATAAAACTACTTATTTAGATAATCCATTTTTAGAGGATTCAATCATTTCAGAAATTGAAAGATTAAGAGAAACAGATGAGCAGTATTGGCAGATTTATGGATTAGGAGAAAGGTCAAGTTCTAGAAGAACTATATTTAGATACCAAGAAATTAATAAGATCCCACAGGAAGCTAATTTGATAGCATATGGGATGGACTTTGGTTACTCAAATGATCCTACAACTTTAGTTTCTGTTTATAGTTATGAGCATAATCTGTTTATCAATGAGCATCTATATAGAACTCAAATGACTACAAATGATATTCATAAATTCCTGAGATCTGAGAATCTAGAAACTAATCCAATTTATGCTGACTCAGCAGAGCCTAGATTAATTGCTGAACTCAGAAGTATGGGGCATAATATTCATCCTAGTATAAAAGGGAGGGATTCAGTCAATGCAGGGATTGATTTATTAAAAAGATATAAGATCCATATTACAAGCAAATCTAATAATGCTATTCAAGAGTTTAGAAATTATAAATGGAAAGAAGATAAATCTGGAAAGTTGGTAAATATTGCAGAGGATCTCCACAATCATATTATTGACCCATGTAGATATGCGACTTATTCTATATTATCAAGACCTAACTTTGGAAAATATGCAGTTCAATAAGTAATCCGAATTTATAATTCGTATGACCTTTGTATGTTTGTATTATAATAAGCCATAAGGCATATAATTTAAAACCTAGAAATCGCTGAAACACAAAACAAACATTTAGAAATTGTTGAATTTTTATTAAGTAATGAAAAAGAAACAAACAAATTTTATCAAATTTATGAACTTTATAAAAAAGTTTATTTTAATCAATCAAGCAGACATATCTCAGAATTAAATTCAGTCACTCATGATTGGGTTATATCATGGGTTTATACTGATATGGCTGTATTTTTATATAACACAGATGATTATATTGCAGGAATATCAGAATTATTTATGGAAAAGTATCTGACAGATTTTGGAGAATATCCAGATAATTGGTGGGAAAATTAGTATTAAATAAGGGAGATTAAAACCTCCCTATTTTTATTTCTTAAAACTTTTTATTAAATTTTTTGTTTATAACCTAAATAATGTTATCTTTGAGTATAATTGATTGAGTGATGAGCACTCAGATAGCAGGAAAAATGGAGTACTGCTTATTTCTTCTAACATGCTCTTTCAATTATAATAATAAGTTTAATTTAAATAATAATTATGAGAACACAAGCAGATGATATTAGAAATCAAATAAAATCTAAAGAATTAGATTTACAATCAGTTAATCCAGAAATATGCCCAAGTTATTGCAGAGATCTGGTTAATGAAATAATGGATTTAAGAAGTATATTAATAAATATTCAATAGATGTATAAATTAGATAAATATAAACAAAACCTTACTATTCAGGGGACACAGGTCTGGTCTTATTCCACTCATGTAGCTACAATAGCAGATGATAAATTATACCAATTAGGTTATTGGTCAATGACTACTCAAAAGCATATTAATTATGTGGCTGATCAGCTTGACTTAGATTTAATTAAAGAGTAGATTTGAATTATGGATAAAATAAGAAATTTAAAAGATCTGGAATACTATACGAATATGTATCTTAGTACAGGTCTGGTCAAAAAGTGGAGGGATGCAAAACCTGATAATAAAGAATTACAAAAGATTGCAGGAGCATTAGTTGACATTACATTTTATGTGATGAATCTTCAGGATGATCTAGCAAAGAATAAAATCTTAGTTTCTGATTATAGATATGCTATGAATAAAGCAAAATTAGAATTGCAGGAATTAAAAGAAAAAAACAAAGAATATGAAATCTAGTTTTATTTTTGATAATGATGAATATATTTTTGAGGTCTTATATACCTATGAAATGGGAATTAGAGGAGATGGCTATTTACAGCCTAATGATGATGATGAATTAGAATATGATCAAATTAATCTTATTGCAAAGATTGAAGAAGATGGATCAGAAACTGTTTTTAATGTTGAATTAGATGTGCAATATTTATTATCCTATGAAATTCTGGATAAAATTAATGATCAAATGCAAGAGGATTTATATAAAAAAGACTATTTTAGATAATAGTAATTTTAGTTTAGGTTAAGAGGTTAGATGTCTATTGATGTTTAATCTCTTTTTTTTTTAGAAAAATTAGATTTAATTTTTTTTATTTTTTTATAACACTATAAAAGAAAGGCAAAATATACAAAATAAAC